GCTCCATCTTATGATTATTCTAGTTTAGACATAGAATCTTGGGTAACATTGCATAAGATTACTGTCCCACCAACCGACTATTTGCAAAAGTCTGCAATGATCTATGATGGTCATTCAAATGTGTTCTTAGATGACAACAATTACAGACATCTTCTTCAAGATGGTAACAGCCTTGTGATTCCCTATAACTATGATCATACTGAATACGCATTGACGTTCTATCATATCGTCAAGTCTCGCGGTCAGCGCTCTTCTCCTGCAAAGTTGAAGAGTTTTGAGTTGGCTTCATGGGCATCTGACGCGACAAAGGTTAATCCCGTGGGTACACAGGAAGGAAATAATGCCTATCCGTATTCACATAACGGATCGTTCTTTGTGCTGGACTTCCCTAACCTCTTTGAAGTGACAAAGCGTGGATATAACTACCTGTATAAATCCAATAGAAGTGGATTCAAACCTAAGTCGCTGCCAATGCTAGGATATGACAACGGACTGGCCGTAAGGTGGAAGCGTGAAGGCTCTATTGAACAACAGCAAGTGGCGGCGGTGTCATTCTGGACATTGCTAGATACAGATACATTAAATGATAGTATTCGTATATCTACGGTGACAAGCGGAGCAGACGAGGTTGTTTATATTGAAGCGGTACCGATTGAAGATGGATCAAGGTTTGCTCTACAGGCAAAATATCAAGGCGATCCGTATATAAATGTACAATGGTTTATCAACGGTCATATGACAGTGGCACCCGTTTTCAGAGCGGGGGAGTGGAATGCAGTGACCATGGCCTTCATCAATCCATTTGATTCTCATGCACAAGATGTGTATGTACGAATGTCAGGTAACACAAATTTCTCATTTGATCATATAACTATTCATGGAAGGTTGGACGCCAAGGTGAGTGGTCTTGTTGACTATAGACGTTGGGGAGACTTGCTTGTTCCGACCGCACCTGATGATCAATGGCAGGCGTGGGGGGCATACACATGGTTCAGCATCTATAGTATTGGAGCGCAACTGACAGTTGACATCTTAAATGAAGATATGTTCAATGAGTTGACAGGATATTATGATAATGAGCCATTTGTGTCCACTGTGTCGGCCAATTTTAATGAAATATATACATTACGTGACATTGAGTGGGCACCAGTAACCGTAATTACTAATTAGTGTGGTACAATACCTATATGCCTGAAAACGCTTCGAAGCCCATGAAAGTAAAGGTCAGTGAAGTAAAGCCTGATTTGGAATATGGCTTATATGTATGGATACTTCCTACTGGCAAGCCATTCAAAGATAACGATGGTAATTATTTAAATATTCCGGCATTGCGCGGGGATATTAAGAAGTTAGCGGAATTGCGTCAAGCAGCCATCTATTATGGTCAGCCCGAAGGTACTGCAAAGTTCTTGCCTGGTGGTATGCGCGCAACAGATGAAGAATATTCAGAGCAGGTTGACAGACTTAAAGAGGGATATATCCCTTCTATGAATGACATTGGAGCGGTAGTGGATGCTAAGAAAGCCGCAGCAAAGTATGGAGATTATGAAGAATGAGTCAATGGTGGGTAGATGAAGACGGTGAATACCGTATTAGTGGTGTACGAGTAGGTAATCAGATTGCAACAGAAACTAAAAGCAATGATCCGTTTGATGTAAAGTGGTCTGATATTAAAAAGGGTCTTGAAGGCCCATCGGCAACATTTAAAAAGCGTGCAACACGCATGGAGAAGCGTGCTGATACAACATCAATTACTGTAGATCAGTCTTACATTACAGCATACGGAATGTTCGACGTAATCACACCTCCTTATAATCTTGATGAATTAGCCAGATACTATGAAGTGTCATTTGCCAATCACGCGGCGGTAGACACTAAGGTAGCCAATGTCGTTGGTCTTGGTTACCATTGGGAGTTGTCAAGTGACGCAGTATCTAAGATTGATGCTAAAGAAACTGAAAAAACACGTGCTCTTGCTCGTAAAAGAATTGAAAAGTTAAAGGTCAATCTTGATGAAATCTTTGATGATATGAATGATACGGATACGTTCATTGCAACATTAGAGAAGGTCATTACTGACTTAGAGGCAACGGGTAATGGATATCTAGAAATCGGCAGGAAGTCAAACGGCCAGATTGGTTACATTGGTCATGTTCCTGCACTGACTGTGCGAGTAAGAAGATTCCGTGACGGATTCTGTCAGATTATTGGTAAAGAAGTAGTCTACTTCAGGAACTTCCAGGCAGACAATCCTAATCCGATTACTAACGACCCTAACCCAAATGAGATTATTCATTTCAAACTGTACTCTCCACTTAACACATACTATGGAGTTCCAGACGTAATTGCAGCGGGGCAGGCTATTGTTGGTGATCAATATGCTAATCAATACAATATTGACTACTTCCAGAATAAGGCTGTTCCTCGATACATCATTACTGTAAAGGGTGCTCATCTGGATTCTAATTCAGAGGAAAAACTGTTCAGGTTCCTTCAGACTGATCTTAAGGGCGCTAGCCACAGAACGCTTTATATTCCACTACCTCCTGATAACGATCAGACAAAGGTAGAGTTTAAGATGGAAGCCATAGAGGCCGGTGTGCAAGAGGGCTCATTTGAAAAGTACCATAAGCAAAATCGTAATGATATCCTGACTGCTCATCAGGTTCCATTGTCAAAGATCGGTATGTCTGAGGCAGGTACCGCAGAGGCGTTGGCAAGCGACAGAACGTTCAAAGAGCAGGTAGCCAGACCTCGCCAGCGCCAACTTGAAAAGCAGTTGAATAAAGTTGTAAAAGAATTCACTGATGTTCTTGTTCTTAAACTCAATGAACTAACACTAACTGATGAAATGGCTCAATCCCAGATTGATGAGAAGTATCTTCGTAATCAGGTTCTTACACCTAATGAGGTTAGGGATACTTTGGGTAAACCGCCCATCCCTGGCGGGGACGATGTAATTGAATTGTCACCTCGTCAGGCAGCAGATGCAGCAAATAACGCCAAAGAAAGTGATGAGCGTGCGGTAGATCGTACAAATAATTCATCAGATGGCCCGAATACGGTTACTGGGCGTAATCCAAAGGGCACAGGAAGTAAATAATTGGTGGTATAATGCCACTAGGAGGTTCATCACTTGTACGAAACAGATTATTCTATGAACGAAGACAATCTACGGATTAGTCTTCCTGTCACTAAAGTTGACGTAGAGCGCCGCACTGTATATGGTTTCGCAACGCTTGATAATCTTGACAAGCAGAATGATATCGTTCCTCTAGAAGCAAGCGTTAAAGCATTTGAGAAGTTCCGAGGCAACATTAGAGAGCAGCACGATCCGCACAAGGCTGTCGGAAAGATGCTGCATTTCAAGCCGGAAACGCTATTCGATAGTGATACTGGCAAGTCATATCAGGGTGTATTTGTAAGTGCGTATATCTCACGAGGCGCACAGGACACTTGGGAAAAAGTGCTTGACGGTACTCTTTCTGGATTTTCAATTGGCGGTAGGCTTAAGGAAACGCGAAACGTCTATGATGAAAACATTGACAAGATGGTTCGCGTGGTAGATGATTATGAAATGGTTGAGTTGTCTTTGGTAGACACTCCCGCTAATCCACTGGCAAACGTCACACTTGTTCAAAAGGTAGGGGACGTTCTTGAGGGTATGGATATCAAGGGCGATCTAGAGACTATTTACATGTGTAAAGATGACAATGTAGTCAAGGTTTCAAAAGAAACCGATATGAAGTGTCCAGTATGTAACTGTGAAATGAATGATATTGGCTTTGTTGAGTCAAATGATACAGAAAAGTCTGGTATCATTAAGGGTATGGTGTCCAAACATATTGGAAATAATCTAGTAAAGGAGGCGAAAGAAATGGCAGAGCACAACGAGACTGATGTAGTCGAAAAGACCGATGCTACTGAAGAGGTAGTTGAGGAAACTGTAGTCGAAGACGCTGTAGAAAAGACAGACGACGTTGAGCAGGCTGAAGAGGCCGTTGCTGATGTAGAAAAGGCTGAAGAGTCTGAAGTAATTGCAGAGGCTCCTGCGGAGGAAGTGGCAAAGGCTGATGAGCCTGATGCCGTTAATGAACTCCTAATTAAGTCACTAGAGTCTGTGGTAAGTACGTTGACTTCACTGACTGAGCGCATTGAAGGCATTGAAAAGACAGTGACGGAGCGCATGGACAGTGTTGAGTCGAAGGTTACTGAGACTACTGAAAGTGTAGAAGAGTTTGGTAAGCGTGTTGACAAGGTGGAAGATACAACCGCTTTCCGTAAGTCTGGCGATCTTGGCGAGGTCGCTCAGGAAAAGAGAATCACCAAGAGTGATTCCGTATGGGGAGGAATGTTCCTCGCAGTTTCCGACCTATAAGAAACTAAAAATCGAGAATCACAGGAGGTGAAAAAATAATGTCGGAAGAAATTCTTGAGAAGTCAGCCGAGGCAGGTGCTTTTGCTTCTGGTGGAGTGGGTGGCGTAAGCGACCCCGCAGCCGGTGTGCTAGGGAACGTTCCTGGCGGTCTTAGTGGTGTAACCACAGGCCCGAACGCTGTTAATCCTACTGGTGTTCCCGGTGGTATTCTCCAACCTGAGCAGTCTCGTCGTTTTATTGACTACATTTGGGACGCAGCAGTGATCGCTAAAGACGGTCGCCGCGTAAACATGCGTGCTAACACAATGGAGTTGAATAAGGTAAACGTGGGAGAGCGCGTAATTCGTGCCGCAAAGCAGGCTGATGGAACATATGAGAACGCTAATGCTAAGTTCTCCAAGATTGAGTTGACAACTACGAAGATTCGTTTGGATTGGGAGGTTGCAACTGAGTCTCTTGAGGACAACATTGAGGGCGCAGCGCTAGAGGATCACTTGGTTCGTCTAATGACAAACGCTTTCGCAAATGATGTTGAAGACTTGGCTATCAATGGCGATGGTTCTACTGGTTCATTCCTTTCTATTTTGAAGGGATTCGTGAATCAAGTTACGACAGGTAGTGAGGCTCACGAGGCCGTAGTTACTGTGTCGAATAACGAGTGGACACCAGAGGTTCTTGAGCAGGTTATTCATGCCATGCCTCGTAAGTATCGTGCGCTAAAGACAGGACTTAAGTTCTATGCTAGCACTGATACGTTCGCAGGTATCGTAAGGAATAATGGTACGCTTGCTGACTCTGTTTACACAGAGCAGTTCCGTAACCAGTGGCTTTCGGGTGCAGATCAAACAATTGGCGATGTGCGCCAGACCCGCGCTCTTGGGCTACCTGTCGTTGAGGTTCCCTACTTCCCTGATGACTACGTAGAGTTGACGTTCCCACAGAACCGTGTGTGGGGATTCCAGCGTGACGTAGAGGTCTACCGCGAGTTCAAGCCGAAGAAGGACACAATTGAGTACACAGTGTACGTTCGATTTGGAATTGCTTGGGAAGAGTTGGATGCCGTTGCATTCGCAGACTCAGCAGCAAACCCGTACTAATCGGGTAAACTCTATAAGAGTATAGGAGGGGTGGTCTTCGGGCCACCCCTCAGTCTTTTGTTTGGTATAATAGATATATGCAAGAGTATGAAGACAAGGCTTTAGAATTATATGATTTCTACACTAAGGTACAGTTGTTGGAGATCGCAAGACATAACAATGTGCAATTCAGGGCGGCAGATAAGAAGTTGAATCTTGCACGTGCCATTATGGTGCAGACAGAAGGTATGTACGAGATTCCCAATACATTAACCCCAGCCACCAAAGTTCCAGAGTCGCGGGTATATTCATTGAATAAGAAGGACCGCAAAGAACATCTAGAGCGCAAGGCCGACATTATTGATGAGCAATGGCGTAATACTCTCACTGAAGAAGAGTTCGCTGAAAAGCCTCTTGTCAACACCGCCCGCCGAGATGCTGGCAACAAACCATTAGACCCGAAAGAGAAAGTCGCGGTATACTCAAATAAGAACCTACATTGGGAAAAAGTAGGTCACCTTCCGAGAGGATACAGTTTTGTTACAAGAGAGGAAGCAGAGTTATGGAAGCGCCTGCGTGGAGTACGCGATGCAACGCCAGACGAAGTAGCCATGCACTTTGATCTATAATGGAAATCTATCGTGTACCACCTTATCCGTTAACAACTACATATCCGGTTGCTGATCCCGATACCGAACACACAATTAGATTTGATAATTCAGAAGATTTAGAGTACCTTGAAGATTCAGATATGTACTCGCTTTTAGAAGTAACAATACCAGAAGAGTTACAAAAGTATGACGCAGAATATGCATTGACTATTCTTGATGATACCGGCGAGATAGTTGTTGAAGATACAATCAGAGTAGTGCGACCTTATATCGATGTAACCAAAGTGTTTCCAGATGAAGACTTCTCCACTTATTCTGAATATGAAGCAATAGCAAGGTTGGCAATTGACAATATTGTTGGTGGATTCTATTACCAGAAGCATGTTTTTGAAAGAATGGGAACTGGATCAGATGTGTTACCGCTAGGCCATCCTGTACGCAAACTTATTGAAATTAAGGAAAATGGCGAGGTAGTGTTTGATGGAATTGACAATACTTATGACTATGTTCTTTCTGATAATGGACTGTATATAAAGGTTGCTTCTACAGAAGATATCATGGAAGGCTCACCAATCAAGGTTCCCACCGGATCGTCAGATACCTATACCAATATGTATTGGGGTATTCAATTCGGTAATGATTATGTATACACTGTCACAGCAGAGTGTGGCTGGCCCGTCGTTCCCACAGACATTCAAACAATTACGAAGAGAATGGTTAAAGAACTGGCGTGCGGCACACCCAATTACTTACAAAAGTATGTTGTCAAGTATGAAACAGACGAGTTCAGAACGGACTTCGACCGCCGCGCATTCTCCGGTACAGGCGATCTCATTGTTGATCAAACTCTGAAAAGGTACTGGGGACAAACTCTGTTCCATAACGTCGGGGTGTTGTAATGTTCTATCCATTACTACTCGATGTGTACTACTCAACCACAACGCAGAATGATTTAGGTGAACTTATTCATGTGTGGAGTTATGATAGAAGTGTAAAATGTCGGTTGGCATCTAATACTAATTATAAAGATCAGAATTTGTATCCAGAACAGAGGTTGCGTATTCTTGACCAGATCAATGCTCAGATCACAGAAGATATTCGTGTAGACTCATTCGGTGAAATGCATGGTCTAACTGATATTCTTGTAGCCAATTTGAGAGCAAACTGCGGCGGGGTAATCTACAAAGAAACCGCAGGCCCACGAGCAGGAGATTCAACTGTTTATGAAGTGGTTGGATACATGCCGCATGTAGACCCGTTCAACCATCTTGATTATGTTAAAGTAGTATTCAACAGAGCAGATGAGCAGGCGATAGTATGACTATAATTATGGACACTTCTGAGTTGGAACGAATTCTTAAAAACACTGCACAATACTGCGAAGGCTTCATTGCTGGTGGTCACGAAGGGCTACCTGTATTGATGGCTGAAATCGCTGAGGTAGTCAAGGAAGCACTTGGTAAGTGGATGGATTCAATGGCTGCTGGTAATCATGCAGCATTGCACCATGTATACGAGTGGTATCAAGCAGGTTCGTCTGGTGCTAGACTGTTTGAATACAACTATTCTGTAGGTGGCGGGACGATTGTATTCACTGGTGAGACTCAGGCTTCTTCATCGTTACCACACAGGTCTACCGTTCCTTTCTACAACAAAGCAGACGTAATGGAATCCGGTGGAAGCGTTACTATCAGTCCTGTCAATGTAGAGTATTTGCATTGGGATGATGTGTATACTCCAAACGATGTAACCGTAGCGCATCCAGGTGGTGCGGCAACGGTGGGTAGTTGGAAGAGGTTTACAGATTTGTTCTTCAATACAGTGATTTCACAATCTCTTATGCAGGCAATGCTTGCAGACCTAGCGGTTGCAGATGAGTTCCTGGCTTCATTCGCTGCTGGTGCTCTGGGTGGTGGCTTCGGAGCGGGGCAGGGTGCAGGATACAAGTGGATCACTTCACCTAATGTAGGAGTGATTCTATGACATTGACAGACGCATTCCCAATTGCAACTACGTATATCAACAAGTACATTTGGGATTCCATGAAGTCTCTAGACGATTCATTAGAAAAGGACTATGGAAATATCGTTCCGTTCTTCCCGATTTCAGATACACGATCAGACGAGTGGCCGTGGAAGGACAAGCCATATGTCATTTATGATCAGATGTTCAAGATGCGCTCACGAGCGGGGTACTTCATTCATAGAACTCAAGCGCTCTACTTCATTAAGGGAACTCCAACTGAAGCATTAACATGGTCTAATGTAATGGCTCTCATTATTGACAGGCAAGATTCTGCTGCCCAAGACTTGAACAACTGGTTGTCTCAAAATCACCCAGACGCGGGGGTATATTTTCATTGGTTCAAAGCAATGCAAGTAGACCAAACTGCTGAAAACCGTATGGATATGGCTCTTAATCAAAGATACCTATCAACTATGGTAGTAGAGTTCGAATACCACATTACAAAACAAACAAAGTTCGACTGAAATAGGGGTATAATAGTCTTGTGAGGAACGCCGCCGACAACTTTTGCGTAAAGGTAGGTGAAAAATAATGGCATATACACGTGGAGATTCAAAGAACGTTATCGTAGGTGCCGCTGCACTGTTTGTAGCCAATGGGCCTTTGTCCCCTTCGGCTGCAAGTTCTGGTGTAACGTCAGACGATGATGCATACCCCGCATTCGAATCCGTGCGCTCTTACAAGGAGACACTGACATTCGATGCTGACTTCGACAACGTTGGTTACACAACCAATGGTCTTGAGTTGACATTCGAACCGGATTTCGGTGAGGTAAGTGTTGATCAGGTGCTTGACGTTGTGAAACTGTACAAGCAGGGCATGAAGGTATCAATGAAAACGTCTTTGGCCGAGGCTACACTGGAAAACTTGCTAGTTGTACTTGCGTATGACGATGATGAGTTGACTGGTGCCGCAAGCGAGAGAGTATTAACACTTTCTGCTGGTGACATTGGTGAGTGTCCCGTTGAGAGAGGCATCGTTGCAGTGGGGCCGGGTTCTGGTGACTGTGAGGTGTCTGATAAGAAGGAGCGTGTTTACATCGCGTACCGCGCACTATCAATCGAGTCAGTAACCCTATCAGCAAAGCGCGACGAGCCGACTGCGTTCGAAGTGAACTTCCGTTTGCTTCCAGAAGATACTTCTGGTGATTACGGAAAGATTGTTGACCGCACTTGGTCTTGATCTAACAATACGCTGGCCCGCTCAGGAGACTGGGCGGGCTTTCGTATGCTATAATTAATGTACTACACAAAGGAGATTTACTTATGGCAACTACCGTCTATCAGTCTGTAGAGGTAGAACTATTCAGCGGGAAGACTCTCGTACTACGCCCGCTCAAACTGTCTCTTCTTCGTAAGTTTATGAAGGAGTTTGATGGTCTATCAAAGGTAGCAGATGACAATGACAAGTCATTGACGAAGATGGTAGACTGCGTGGCTATTGCTATGCAGCAGTACGATCCAGAACTGGCAAAGGACAAGGAAGCCCTTGAGGACGAACTTGACTTGCCCACCATCTATAAGATTATTGAGGTTGCATCCGGCATCAAGTTGGATGACAGTGACCCAAATCTGGTGGCGGGGCTAAGTGGGTAGACTTAGACCTCGCCGCACTGGAATCCGAAGCCTTCCTCGTCGGAAAGTGGAAGGACTTTCAGGAGTTGGAGGATTCTCTGTCTATGCCAGAACTCAATGCAGTCTTAGTTGAATCCCGTCGTCAAACAGCAGAGGATCGTAAGTTCTTTGCTGCACTAAAGGGTATTGACCTTGACGCCGCTCAAACTGGTGATGCGTTCACACGTGTACAGGAGCGTGCAAAGAAACGGGTAGAAGAAAAAATGGGTACCGCTGTTGCCGATCCTGATATTCAGGACTTCATTGCTAGCGGCATTGCTTACGAGGTGATGGATAGTGGCTAGCGTAACCGCCACAATCAATGTACAGATCAATGCTGCCAATGCGGCTGCTCAGTTAGCGGGGCTACAAAGTAAAGTAGCCTCTATGAACAAGAGCATGCTCGCTGCCACTGCTGGCGGGGTAATGGCTCAGGAGAAGGCAATTGCCAGAATGGGCAATGTCCTCACTGGTAGTGGAATGTTCACTACTGGTATTCGTAACGTCCATACAGAACTAGGTAGACTGCACCACGAGTTTGACCGTGGTAATACCACATTAAGAAACTATCGTCAGAACTCTCGCATGTGGAGTAATGACCACTCCCGCATTAATCGCATGGCAGCCGACCGTGTACGAATGCTACAGAGCCAATACGTCGCTCTTGGTAAGGAAATGAATGGCACGCAGAAGGCCATGCAGATCAAGCCCGACAAGATGATGAAGCAGTTCGGCGGCGAGGCAATGTATGCGACACAACAGGCGATGTTGTTCCGCAGAAACCTTCAGATGGGATCAACTGCTTTAGTTAACTGGGGTAAAAATACTCAGTGGGCCGGTCGTCAGATGATGGTCGGTATGGGTATTCCCATTGCCCTTGTAGCCGCCGGTACTATTAAAGCATATAACGACATTGAAAAGTCATCTATTGCATTCAAGCGTGTATATGGAGACACCGCTACATCTGTAGCCGAGAAGTCTCAGATGCTCACCAACGTTCAAAAGGGTGTAGCAAAAGAAATGATGCAGTACGGCATTGCTATGTCAGACACCCTTGATGTTGCTGCTCGCGCAGCCGCTACAGGTGCTAAGGGAGCAGACCTTATTGCCGCTACTCGTGAAACAATGCGTCTTGCTACCTTGGGTAACATGGATTACAACAAAGCCCTTGAAGCCACTATTGCTATGCAGACTGCATTCGGTATTAGTGCTAAGGATATGGCTGGCACTACAGACTTCCTCAACGCTGTTGAAAACCAAACTATCTTAGCAATGGAGGATATGGCTCTTGCCGTACCTCGTGTTGCTCCCGTTATTAAAGGTCTAGGTGGTAACGTCGAAGACCTTGCCATTATGATGACGGCTCTGCGGCAGGGCGGTGTGAGTGCTGAACAGGGCGCTAACGCTCTGAAGAGCGGTCTGGCATCGATGATCAATCCTACGGCTACCGCTGTAGAAACGCTTGGCAATATGGGTATCAATATTGAAAAGATTGTCAAAACAAACAAAGGTGATCTGATTGGTACCATTCAAGGGGTCGGTAAGGCTCTTAATGAATTGCCTAAGTTCCAGCGTCAGCAGGCATTAGAATCTCTATTCGGTAAGTATCAGTATGCTCGTATGGGTGCGCTATTCAAGAACATTAACAGCAAGGCCGTAAAGGAAACAATGAGACTGGCAAAGGCCAGCGGTGCGGAACTAGCAAAGATGAGTGCTCAGGAGTTGGGCCAAATTGCTGACTCACCAATGATCAAACTGAAGAAGTCGATTGAAGAACTGAAGGCCGCAGCGGCACCGTTAGGAGCATTGTTCTCTGATATTGGAGCCAAGATTCTGACAGCGATTACACCAGTTATCAACTTCTTTGCTACTAATAAGGTTGCCAAGTGGGGAGCGGTACTGACAGCAGGGTTCGTCGCAGTAGCCGGTGTAGTAACCATGGTTGTCGGTGTTATTGCTAACTTCATCGGTATGATGATCAAGGCCGGTATGGCTGTAAAGTCTGCCTTCCGCTTTATGATGGGTAAAGGTAGTCTATCGTATATTACTACTGAAGAATTGAACGCCACTGCTGCTGCTAATTCATTGGCTACCGCTTCTGAGAGAGCGGCTACTGGACTGTACGCTCAGGCTAATGCTGCTAAATTACTTACTTCACAATTGCAAGCATTGATTGCTGCTCAGACTGGTGCTGCTACTGGTAGCGTTGCTACAACCGCCAAAACTGGTACTCGTGCTGCGACAGGTATGGTGCCCGTGCCTGGTGCCACCGCCCCCGCCGGGACGCTTGGTACTGAGGTATTCGGTCAAAACAATAGAATATTCATGGGAACTGGCCCATTCAATAACAGAACTGTTCATGGAGTGACCGCTGCCGAGTGGGCAAAGACTATTAGAGCGCAAGGTAGTAACTTTACAACTGCTAATATCATGCCTACAATTGCTAGCAACCTTGGTATTCGTGGCCTTAACAATCAAATTGGTTGGATTAAAGGCGAAGAGGGACAGCGTGTACAGAGAGCCATTTATGAGGGTGTTGTGGGAGATATTGAGCGACTTCCACCAGGCTCTTATGTTTCTGATACAGGGACTTTAAGTAAAGACGTACAGAAAGCCGCAGGGAGAACTACTGGATATTCGATTCAACGAATAGCAGATGATGTTTTTGCTAGGGAGGCCGCGCAGTTTAGACCAGAGGTACAAGCGGCGCTTGCACAAACTGGTAATTGGGGAACGCTAGAGGTTGGAGGCAAGTCGGTGTCGTTGCCGGGTTCTTGGCGAAATGCTGCTAAAATACCGGGTGGTGTTCCTGCTCTTATCGAACGCTTGGGCGGGCGCGAAGGATTCCAAGGCAATTATGATGCAGCAATTCTTCAGGCTCAAAGAATGCATTTGGGTGGTAAGGTGCCAATGTCTCTTGACGAAGTGCGAACGGTACAGGCCGGTCTAAAGCCAGGTACCCTCCCCGCAAAGACACTTGAGAATGTAGTCCCTAAGCAGTTGGAAACAACTCCGCAGCCTTCTCCATCTAAACCATTACCTCAAATAATATACGGAACAGATGGAAAGTATAAGGGTGTTCTTACACCAGAAACTACACAAACAAAGAAGTTGCTGAACCAGCCCGCAAAGATTCCTACTCCTAAGCCAATGAAGATTGGTTATTCTACTGCTGCACAGGCAAGTCTTGAAAATGCTAATGCAAGAACTGTAAGGCAGCCTCGCCGCTTTACAGGAATGGGCCTCATGGGCGCGGGCATGCTTGGAATGACTGTGCTTTCTGGTCTGGAAATGGCAGGTAAAGAAGTTCCAGCCGCAGCGGAGTTTGCTGCTAATGGGCTTATGGGTGTCGGTATGGCAACGCAATTCTTCCCAGGAGTAGCCGCTAAAGTGGTGGCCGGATTAAGTACGGTAGCGGCTTCATTAGGCCCAGCAGGAATTGCAATAGGTGCCGTCGCCGCCGCAGCATTTGTAACTGTTAAGGGCTGGCAGATGTTCAATGAAAAGACTCGCCAGCAGGGGATTGATCTTGGTAATGCGCTTAATAACACAACAGATTATGTTGATGAAGTTGGAACAGCCTTTGGAAAGACAAGTTATATTCAGCAACAAGTAGCAAAAGAATCTAAGGTAAGCACAGAACAGTTAACAACGGCACAGCAGTTCTTGCAATCAGATGTTGGTAAGAAGTTGTTGGCAGACTACACTAAGACAACTATGGACGTTGGGCAGAATGTAGCCGGTACCTCTTTAGCATCTAAGTTGGCTAGTTATGTTATTCAGGGTGTAATGGGAACGGCAGATGTACGGTCATTCCTTGCTGCCCTTAAGATTGAAAACCCAGCACAAGGAGCACAGATTGAGCGCTACACAGAAGGTTTAATGGGGGCTAAACTAAAGAAATCTCCTGCTGACTTGGCTAACGATGTGTATCAGCGCCAAGCCCAAAATGCACAGACTACTATTGATATGCTCAAGGCTCAGCAAGCGCAGCAGGCTTCTGCTACAAAACGTCCACAGGATAGGTCGGTATGGCAGCAGATTGGTATGGGGGCGCAAAGCGCTGGCGGCCCAGCAGGGGTTGGCACTGTTGCTGGCGGTCTAGTTCAGGGTACTCAAATGAGAGAATCTGCTAATAGAGTGGGTGGATTAGTAGCATCAGCCTGGAACAATCAGATTCAAAGTGGTTTGCAAAATAGACTTGCACTAGAGGCTCAACTTAATGCGCTTATTGATGAAAGAAGTACATTGCAGGATAAATCTAAGGAAGCGCCATTAGGAGATGCCGACGCAAAGCGTCTTGAGTATTTGAATAAAACAATTCCTCAAACACGCGAAGGTATAGGTGAACTGGGAGACAGTCTTGATTCAACTAGCCAAAGTATGCAGACAATGTTTGATGCCGCTAATCCAGAGCAACAGGGAGCCGTTCTTGAATCATTGACAAAGATGCTACAAGACTCTGGCGATGCATCAAAGATCATTATGTCTGATATGATCCGTAATTCACAACTTGCACAGAATACGCAATTTGATCTCTTAAGTAAGTTACAAAACGGAGCGCTCAATCCACTTGGTATGCAGAACATGATGACTAATAGGAACGCACGCGGCCCATTGGCGGGCATTCTAGGAATGACGCAGCAACTACCAGTAGATAAACTGCAAGCGTTTACAACTGAGATTGGTAAGATGACCGGCCCACAGGCTCAAACTGCTCTTAAAAACTTTGGAACTAGATTTGTTAATGCTGCTAAAGCCGCTGATCTGAGCGGTAGAGAAGCAAGATTGGCCGCAAAAGAATTGGGGGCTACTGATAAGCAGGCTAGCAGAGTTCAAAAGAAAGTTACTGTTAAGGTTGAAACTAAAAAAGATAGCAAAGGCGATCCTACTAAAGACTATAAGGATAAAAAAGTTACTGTTAGTGCAAGCACAGATGCAGCGCGTCAACGTATTAAGAACTTGGAAAAAGAAGCGGAAAGGTTGACTGGGAAAAAGATTAAAATTGATGCTCAGGACAACGCTCGCACTGTTATTAAGCACCTTAAAGACCTTATTCAAAAATCAAGAGAAGCAGACGGGCAGGACGTTAATGTAGATACGTCAACTAATGCTCCCGACACTGAGGGCGAAGTGCAATCTCTTGGAGATACAATTGCTACAATTGCTGGTGCGGGCGTTAATGTACCAGTAGATGCAACAGACAATGCCACACCTAAAGCAGAGGGAGCCTTTAATGCGCTTACTGATGTTGGAAACCTTAATCCTACACCAAGTATTAATGTGAATAGCAACGCGGCTGCCGTCGCCGCTTCAACAACTGCCTCTTTGGCTGCTATTCCAGATGAAGAGGTTGTTATTCGTGTTCGTAAAGAAGGCCCGGTTGCCACTGGTGGTTTGTGGACTGGCGTAGCCGCAATGGCTTATGGTGGAGTTCATAAAGGCCCAGGTAGGGTAACTGGCCCAGGCGGGCCGACAGATGATAAAGTTAATGCTAGATTGTCTGATGGAGAGTTTGTAGTCCGTGCAAGTTCTGTTAATAAGTATGGATATGCATTTTTAAGCGCTATCAATGAAGGACGTTATGAAAAACAGGCGTTTGCCTCTGGTACACCAGGCACTCCATTTACAAAGTCCAAGACTAAGACTCCGCTACCACCAAAAGAAAGTGATGCGAAAGGTCGTCAAGCAGATTTCAACAATGAGTGGCGAAACCTTATGTATGAAACTGAGAACTTCTTAAGGCTCTTTAAGAATTTCGGAAAGATCATTAAGCATGGTTATGCAGTTCTTGCTCCTGAGTTTCAAAAGTTGGACGTTGAGTTTGCTCAGTATTTAATGGACAATTATAGTCCTCGCCAAATTGCACGAATGTTCAAAGGCAAGAAGGATGCTAAGGCTAAGAGAATTGCCAAGAAGTTCCAAGCGGAAAAGCGTCTTGAAGATAAGATGACAATGCGTGAAGAAGTTCAAACTGCAAAAGATGATGCCGCTGCCCTAAAGCGAAAGCAAGAGTTGATGAGTTCACCAGGGTTGTACAATAACGCACGCTATGGAGCGGGCAATGAAAATTATGTCAATGCAGTTGAAGGTATGTCTACTGAGCAACTTCAAATGCTTGATAAGATGAAGCCTAAAAAGCAACAGGCATATCTAGAAAATCTTATGGCGCAACAGCGTATTCAAAAAGAACTTGATAAGGCTCGTGAAGAAAAGGAAAAGCGTGAACAGGACGAAGAGCAGAAGAAAGAAACTGTCAAAACTTTAGGACAACCTTTAGCAGATTTAGCAAGTCTTTCACAACTCTCTCAAATAACTCAGAAGTCTCAAGGACAGATCGCTCGCCTTGCTCAAACACTTGGTATTAGTTTAGAAGATGCTGCAAAACTTAGTGCTGGTGAATTGGCAAACTTAAGTGAAGCATCTGCCATTGCTGCTGAAAAGTTAGAACTGTTGGCTATGACAGATGTAGAGCGTTCTAATGAACTATCAAGTGCCTATCAGGATTGGATTTCACAAGTTCAGAATGTTAAGGCTGCCAATGCAGATAAACGAATTTATGAAAAGTATGGTAAAACATCAAGTCAACTTGATGCTAAAAATGCTGTACGTTCAGCAAACATCAGTATGGCGCAGGCAGATATTGATGATATCAATGAGAAGTACGAGAAGCAATTGGAGACATTTGATAAGATTGCTGAACAGCAACAGGCCATTGCCAACCTAGAAAGGGGTAGGTTATCTGTAGCCAGCGCTCTGTCGTCAGGAGACATTGCCGCTGCCGCTGCGGCAGCCCAGCAGCAGCGTACCGATATGGCAGCGTTTGGTCAGAGTCAGATGCGTAACCAATTAGAAAATCAGCAAAAAGCACGAACAATACAACTAGAAGAGTATATTTCTAAGTTACAAAAAGAACAACGTGATATTGAAAATCAAATGGCTCTGATCAGAGCAGAAGAAGCGCTTGCTGCCGCAGATATCACAGCACAAACTGAAATTGATAATATTAATTTGCTTACAAGCGTTGGCTATTGGAATCAAATACAAGCGGCTTCAGCACAGCATTTGAAAAACATTCAAGATGCTATAGCGCTAGCAGGACAAGTTACACCACCACCGTCAGGTGGCGGTGGCACTGGCGGTGGCACTGGCGGCGGCACTGGCGGCGGCACTGGCGGCGGCGGTCTAGGCCCACCGGGTCTAGTTGGAGGTGGAGGTGGATTCGGTCAAACGTTACCACCACCAGGGTTTGAGAAATTCGAACAGCACTTTGATAAAATCTCTAATGCAGATAAAGACTTTGTAAAGTCTGCTGTATTTAAGAATAAGCCGAAGGGCAATGGAGTTTGGGCTGATCTGTGGGCTAAAATTGGTCAAGGTAAGCGTGAAAAAATAGTTGACTTTATGAATAGTGGTAACAATCTAACATCTGACGAGCGCGCCAAGATACGCGCAATGAACTTGCGTACTGGTGGTTTAATCCCCGGCTTTGGCAATAATGATTCTGTACCAGCGATGCTAACCCCAGGAGAGTTTGTTGTTCGTAAGGCTGCCGTTGCAAAGTTCGGTCCTGTGCTACAGGCAATGAATGCAGGAATAGTAGGCTCTAGCCCAACAGGCGGCGGTAGTGTTAATATCGACAACATCATTTTCAATATCAATGGTGCTAACCTCAACGAACATGATGTAGCAGATATCGCAGTACGTAAGATGCGTAGTCTCGATGCTGCTACAATTAGGGGAGGTAGGTTTTAATGGCAACTGAAGCATATTTTGTTGGTAGAAAGGTATATCAACGTCCACAGGCGTTGTGTTTTGCTGACAACCCCGGTACACTTGTAAACGATAAGTATGTTCCTGATGGTAGTGAGTTTTCAAACTTCATTATTCTGTCTGATCATAATAGAGGGCAGTTAAGCATGGGTATTGACAGAATCGAAACACGGAAGCGTACTATCAATGGACGAATGCGTTCGTACTGGATTGCTGATAAGTTAACTATTTCTACTCAATGGCAAGACCTACCCAGCCGTGGATGGGCTACTGGCAATCCCATCGATGGTGCGACTGGAAAAGTTAATTTTGAAGCACTTCCTAAAGGTTATCGTGATCAGTTCACAGCAGACGGCGGTGCAGGCGGTAATGAGTTATTAGAATGGTATCGTGGTCACAAAGGATCATTCTGGGTGTATTTAGCATATGATAGATACCCCAGTGTAGGTGCGTATGATAAACTTGGTGAGTACAATGAAGTCATTGAAATGTTCTTGGCAGAGTTCTCATATGATGTTGTCAAGCGCGGCGGTACCAATATGGACTTATGGAATGTTGATCTTAAACTTGAGGAAGCCTAATGTGGACTAATGCCTCTCTCAAGGAACATCTCGATACCTCATCGGTTGTGCGCTCTGCAAGCGCGGTACACGTGGAGTGGAATCTAAACGATCCTGAGAATATCGATAAGATAGGTAACTACCGTCACCGTCCCACATCGAACGGTATATCGAAAACACCAGTGATTACATATGATCCGAATGATTCTTTAGGAGAATACACAGGTGCTACGTTAGCGGATACTATCATTGAGGGGGAGTTGGATGACAATAATGATCCTGAATTGTACATTACCCCAGATGAAAAGTTTCAAACACTGTTCTCATTAGATGACTGCTTCCAACCTAACAGACCACGAAGCGGTATCAATAAACTTCTGATGATAGAAGGACGCAGATGGATTCCTGCTAATAACTATGCTGATGGTCAGCCACGGTACTACGCCGCAAGCAAGCAAGACCCTTTTAAGTACTGGACTTCATATAGGTTAATCTCTCCTAAAGATGAGCCTAACGCTCAGAACAGATACCCCGGTGGATTCCCCGATACGATGCCGGTGGGTATCTCAAAAAATAATGGCAATGACATTTTCTATATTGAAGATGCTTGTCCATTTGTGGTGTACAAGAATGTAGTTTATGCCAACAGGATTACTATTAAAATGCAGACGCATGCTTCTGATGTAGAGGGCAATCATGTAATAGTCAATGGAACCGACATTGGCGACCCCACATTCGGATGGTGGAATCAGCAGACTCCTACACACTGGACGGTACAGGTATTGAAGAATGGCATTTGGTCAGACGCTTATACTGCTACCGCAGCCACAACAAAAGAAGATGGCTCTTCAATCATCGGCCCAGACGGCCATGTGGAATTAGCATATGGACTACGAATTCCGAGCGGGTACAATTATATAGATAAGGTATCTTCTCAATCACAACTGCCAGAGAATCCTTATACGTATGATGCTTATCTTGTAGCCTCTGATCAATCACCGGGCTTTTTGTATACATACAACGGATCATGGAACATCGAACCTGCAATTTATGACTGGCACTTGGTAGAGTCTGATTACTATGCGCCATTGCCTATAGACGACATTGCCAATATGGAAACTTATTATAACGGAATGGCAACTCGATACCGTGATCTTGATGATATTCAGGGCATTCGTCTTATTGTCAAAGAGATGAATCTAGTTGACTCTACTTTTGATCTTATTGAACTGTCACCGCGAATGGTAGTCGATGTGACCGATATGGTGGAGTCGTATTCTATTAAGTCACCCGCTGCGTCTATGGATGCTACAGACCTTCCTGTGGGATACCTCCTGCCTGGAACGGGCTCTATTACTTTAGTTGATAACGAAAGTCTCTTTAATGATCCTAACAGTATCTTCAGCGCTCTTGCTGATATGAACATGAAGTTTGTGTTTTATGAGGGGGCAGATGATGTAGATGGAATAATCTATCACATTCCATTAAAGACAATGTACAATGAAGCAGTTCCACCCAATATGGATGAGCCGCCAACAATTAAGTTTGAATTGCGTGATGCCTTCTGGATGCTTGAGAAGATGAAGGCACCCTCACTGTTTATGGAAAATGTATCACTGTCAGTTGCGATAGCAACGCTGCTTGATTACATTGGCTTTTCTAATTATGATTTTAAGAGAATGGACAAAGAAGAAGTTATCATTCCTTACTTCTATACAAGCAATGAAAAGACAGTAGCCGAAGTGCTGCAAGACCTGGCACGCTCAACACAGTCTGCAATGTTCTTTGATGAGTACAACAATTTCATTGTCATGTATAAAGACTATCTTATGTCTACTCAAAGATCAGTAGATGCTGTGCTGAGTGGTAATTCAACAACTCCGCACATTATTAGCGTTGCGTCAGCAGAGAAGAAGCGTTATAACGATGGCAAGATTGATTACAATGAACGTTACATTCAACGATCAATTGCCTCGCTACAGCAAGCGAGTTTTATCAATGAGGATCAATTACTGATCTACAAGCCGGTATTGTTATGGGAAGCAAGCGGTTCTGAGTTAGTGCGGGCTAACAATGAAATGGGACAGAATCAAAGTGCGTTCTCGTTAGGAGCGTGTGTACTTAATACAAGTCTTTCAAATACACTTCCGTATGTGCAGAATGGACAGGTGAAGAACAATATCATTGATCTTGGAGAGTCTGTTTATTGGCTACCGAGATATGACGGGTACTTCTACGCCAATGGTGAGATCATTAAGTTCGATGCTGTTGAGTATGCAATCACAGGTCAGGGTAATGTGTGGATCAGTAATAACGCTGAGTATCAGAAGTACTTTGCAGATGTACCGTTCTATGGAAAGATATACCCAACAGGACGCATTCGTATTTATACTGAAGCCGAGTATGCAAGAAATCAAGATGGAACCTTACGCATTATTGGAATAAAGAGACACGGGCGTAGTCAGTTTCAGACACCAATCGCCTCTCACCCGGCGGGGTTGAGTGATTCGTGGACGAGCACTTCTACTAGAAAAGTAATTGAACAGGACTCAGACTATTTGTTCCAAGAAAAAGACCTTCCTGACACTGTATATTATGCAAGCAGTGGTAATGGTAAAACTCAGTTAAACGGCGGTACGCGAGTCAACGGTATCATCAAGAATCACTTTAGAAATGTTCAATACACTGAAACTGAAGTGGGTGGATTCAAAACTGCTAGGGCTGGAACTGTGCAGTCATCGGCCATGGTACTGCAAGGCGTTAAAGATACTACTTCTGACATTAACAATCTCTTTGTTGTTCATAAGACCCTGGAAGCGCCGTTCCAGCATTACGGTACACGCATGAGAATCGTTGGTGAAGTCAAGCCGATTGGTGAAGTCACACAGACGGCTACTGGTGAATCAACATATTATAGTGATGCTGCTGGAATTGGTAACGTTCTGACGGGCGGTAGTGGTGGAATAGTCTCAAACTTTAACTCTTCTAATAATACAGGATACTTCTTTGAAATCATTGCTTTAAGCAATACTACCATTGCTGATGGAACATCAAATGATGATGCACACAATGTCATCTTCTATAAGAACATGGCTTCGTCAGCCAGTTCTTCTACAAGCAAGTCGATACCCGTCAAGATGTGGGGTGGCCGCAGCAATATCGTTGTTGACTCTGGTGAGTTTGTAGGCCAATCCAGACAGGCAACAGAAGATTTCCCAAGTGTTTATGATTTGGCAATTGAGTCAAAACAGATTGGTACGGGTAGGCGATTCTTCTTGTATATCAATGGCAAACAGGTTGGTGTGGTGGACGATCCGAGCCCATTGCCTTTAAGCAATACCTTCGGGGTATTCAGCCGTGGTACGTCGAAGTTAATGTTTGAAAACGTCTATGCTTTAAGAGATACAACGTCCACTTCTACTCTTATTGCAGAGTCATTACCCTCTGCATTCGGGGATACGGAAGTCAATACCTTTGAGGCAATGAACAAGTATGCAATCAATGGAATGATTCGTAACTCATATTTAGATAGAATAAATACAGATACGCAACCATCTACACAAATGTACTTTGATGAGTTTGGTACAATTATGCGTGAGTGTGCATACTTTAATATTAAATTTGATAAAGCATACCCTGCCTTAAAAGCAAAGATTTCTCCAACATTCAATAAGATGCAGACGTACTTTGTGTCAGGATTCTCACATCATGCTTATGGTGCAGAGTTCTTAGTATTCAATGCCACTGACAAAGCACTAAACCTAGATGAAACTACTGGAAATTATCTAAGAATTCAGGGAGTGGCGTTCACACAGACGAATCAACGGTCATTGACTATTGATGAGTTGTATAATGAAATCAGTAGCGCCAGTGATTCGTATACTTCTGAGATGGGGGTGGCAACAGACCCTCTTCTAGAGAAGGAGCGCTTTAGGGACATTCGTATTGACCGTCGCCGCCGGGGTAGAAACGAATTCACATTAACAACTGAGTATGTTCAGCGACAAGATGATGCTAAAGCACTCATGAAATGGCTGGCTGAAGAGTTGACGAGGCCACGGCTACTTGTGGGATTAGAATTGTTCCCCTACCCAATCCTTCAATTAGGAGACATTGTTACGCTAGACTATACAGATACCAACAATGTAGACTTCGCTTCTGATAGACGCTTTGTAGTGTATAATATAGAGTATGAAAGGAATGGAGAGGGCTTGTCTCATAAAGCCTATCTGTGTGAAGTGTAATGGCTACTGGCATCGTTAGTACAACTACAGGACCGTTGTATACAACAAATCCTGTTAATCCTTATCCAATATCTACTGCTCCATGGCAAGAACAAGTTAATCCAAGTGTAGCGGTAGCCGCAGACCCAGACTTGGTTATTGATCAATATGCTACTGATGATATTGATATCATGGCAGACCTTATTCTGCAAGATATTGGTGGAGTTGAGTTGTCTAAAATACTAAGATACGATTCGCTTGACGGAATCAATCAAATCTATTCACCAATGGCAGCGACAAGCAGAGTTAGACCTTACCATTCTAATAATCTAATGGGTCAAGAGTTCTCTAGGCTTGTGGCAGACGGCTCCAATCCACTCAACGTTTCGCGGTATATTGAAGGCGAGACTTCACGTGGTATTGCATTGGAAAATGAACCTACAGAATATGATGTAGAAATTCAAGTAGCATTGGCAGCAGACTGGGTGCCTTTCTCAGCAAGCATAGAGACAGTTGAGGTTACATGATTACAGATGCAGGCAAGAGGATCATTGCAAAGAAACTCAGTGGTATATCCGATTCATGTTTTGATTATTTATCGTTAGGTATCGGTGCTAGACCTCCTAGTCCCAAGAATAGTTCAGCCGAGTTAATCGGATTGCATCAGTCACAGCCGTTAATGGCAATGAATCATGAAGTGATAAGGGTGCCAGTAATCTCAGCATTACCGATGGCCGATGGAACAATCAAGTGTGCGGCTGAAATACCCTCAGGCTTCGCAGCGGAGTTTACTGAGGTAGGGTTATGGACACATAGAGAAAGTGCTGGAAGTCAAAGATCAGGTTCTCAACAGATATGTACGTTCCAGCCTACGGAGCGCTGGTTTTATAGTGATAATTCTGAACTGTCAATTATTACAACGGTAAGCGGTAATACAGACTTTCAGTTACATAATGCCGAAGCGGCAACGCGCAAAGCGATGTATAGCCCACAGTCTGATAGTTTATGGAATGCAATTCCATCAAGAAGGGTTCGTAAAGAGGGCTTCAGACTAGGCAAGCATGGCATTCTCATGCGGGGGGATACAAGCAGCATCAGTGGTGCCTCTCCTAGCGTATGGACGACAACCAATAGTTACATACAAATGCCTGTCGGTGGGTATACATTTGATAATGCTGCAAGTGCTGATGAGTTAGCAATTACTTATTTTGTTAGTGTAAATAGCGCACTGTCGTCAACGGCACCTAGTTACATTAGGCTGTCTGTACAGTTCATTACTAGTACTGGTGCAAAGGCGGTATGGAATATTAATAGAACTACTGCAACGACAGTTACCACAACAATTAATTCCGCAGACAGCCGTAGTCTTAGTAGTATTAGTGCTGGTGCAACCGTTTTACGCAAACATGACATTCTGACTTCAGGTACAGCACTTTCACAGTTTGCAGAGTTTTATCAAGGTGATACGAGTACCACCGGGTATTTGAGTTATCTGGCAAAAGCAACTGGATCACGGACATTGACAGTGAATCCTATTGATTTGCAAATAAATAGTAGTGGTAATGCATATTATTCAGATTACATACAGTTGGGAGAGGCAGCATCTTCTAGAATGGCCTTGATGTATGATGCTGGGTTTGCATGGTCACAGGTAGAGTCCATTAGGATATACGGTTCAACATCAAGTGCCGATCACTGGATTGGTATTGATTCATTGCGATTCAATAACGTAGATCAAATGAATCAGTCTTATGGGATGGTTGCTTACGATGCGGCAGTTAACTATGAAACGCGGGGCATTCAGTTGAAGGGTTCTGGGGCTACTAACGTATTGTTTGAGGTGCAGGTTGTCTAAGAAAATATTTGATCCACGTACTGTACCGCTGTACCCTCAATCAGCAACAGGAGAGACAATTGATTTTGATAGTGATGAGATCGTTGTTGTCGATCCGATTAATGATCCGACTGTTACTGGTAATAAATACATTATGAGGACGCGCATCACAACGCAGGCAGGATGGAAAGGCCCATGGAGTCCGGTATGGTTACCAGACTATCAGGTAGATACTTATGCATCAAGTGGTACCCCATGGAGCACATCTATGCTAACGGGACAGTTAGCAACGCTTGACCTTGGACAGACGAGTACAGTTTATCATCAGTCAACAAATAAAGAATTTGTATCTGCTGTGAATATCAACTTGATCGAAGACCCGAAGTATGCGGTAACTGGCGTAAATGTATGGTTCCGGTGGATGCCAGATACGATGTTTATTAATAGTGTAACCGGCGACATACCAACAGGATATGATCAAAAAACAGGAACTGATTATGTACCTAGTGAATGGATTAAGATCGGTACATATCAAGCATCATCGTTCACAACTGCAATTCCGCGATCATCAGACTTTACCAACAAGTATTTTCAAATATTGATTACAGATAACACATCTATTAAACCAAACAAGTATAATTATAGATGGGTACCAACTCTCTCACCATCGCCAACAAAGATAGGCGAGGCGTTCCCATCGAGTACAACACGAGGGTACTTGCCGTGGAGCCCTTATTATTCTCAAGCAACTGGAACAGACCCTTGGGATAAGTATATGAGACAAAGAAGTACATTACAAGATATTGCATTATTCTGCCCGCGCAGATGGCAGGTAATTTAGGAGGAACTATGGGAAACTTAGATAGAGGCGCACCAGTAGATGTAAAGTGGCTTAACGATCTTAATGAAAAAATAGACCGTTTGATTGCTGCTGCAAACGCTTCGCCATATCAGCAAGCAACGATTAATACAGGACTGTTTGATGCTTCGGGTGCGAAAGTATTAAAAACATCTGAAACGAGAATTCATGCTGAAGCAAAGTCTATTAATCAAGCCGACTACGCTGTTGATTCGACAGTGACTTTTTCAATTGCGTTGAACAACTTTGCATCAGCACCAGTGGCTACTGTGACTCCAATTGTTATTAATCCAACATCTGCAAAGGTTGCGGTGCAGGCTGTTATTACAAGTATTACAACAAGTGCGATCAATGGATATCTATACTTTAAAACTGCTGTTACTGCTAACACTACTATTGGATTGAGTGCGATAGCAATAGGTGTGCCAAGTGCTAGTGGATCGACTACTAACCAAAGAACTAACCAGTTCTATACATCACCGCCTCAGATTGGATAATGAATGCCCCCACGGGATAAACTAAAACCTTCTAAAAAAGAAGGCAAGGTCTGTAGAATATGTGTGGGCTGTCAACGACAGTACTACATCTATCCTTCACAGAATAAACGTGGGCGCAAGTACTGTTCTCGTAAGTGTATGTTAAGCCTGTCTCCTAGAACATGCGAGGCATGCGGAATGGCGTTCATGGCATCTAAGCGTAGCCGTAAGCGAGTCTGTGGTAGTAAGTGCCCAGCATTCTCAGTTGAATATGACTGTACAGTATGTAGTAAGACCGTTATCAGACCGAGGGCGTTTGGATATGGACTGTACTGTAGTTATAACTGTAGACTTATAGATATCGGTGAAGCCGCTGAAGTTCTACCAAATGGATTGCACAAGCCAATCAATCCTAAGCGTCATCAGTATACAAAGAACGGTGACTTGATTGACAAGTACGATGTGTTTGAGTTCTATGACTGGACTTGCATCATCTGTGATGAAGAGATAGATAAGACTGTCAAGTGGCCTGACCCAGGTTGCGCGACGTTGGAGCATGTGATACCATTGAGTAGAGGCGGTACGCATACGTGGGACAATGTTGCTCCCGCGCATCTGTTGTGTAACGATCTCAAACAAGACGAGGTTGATGATGAAATCATTAATAAACACCGTGAGAAATGGTATGATGAACAGGAGGCTCAGTGGCAACGCATGGTACTAGACCGATGACTGACCTTGAGATTTATAATTCATCAGACGTTGTTAAGCCTCTTTTAAAGATGTGGGTAATAGATGGTAAGTTGTATAGATATTACTCTAGAGATCGAGCACGTAATCTAGTTACGCTTGTTAATGTACATACCAATACTAAAGTAAATATGTTGTGGACAGACTTTGTAAAGCGTAGGGAAAACATCTATACCGTGCGTAGAGTTGCTGATCTTCTTAATAGACACTTTACATGGTTGCGTAAAGAGATATGGTATGGTACATTCAAGACCCCGCTCTATCCTACACCAGACGGCTTGCCGCAGAGATTCAAGCATGGCTACTATACAGAAAAAGATGTGTACGAGATACGTGACATTATGGTAGAACGTAGACAGAAGCGTAAGGACGGCCTCGATAACCAGCGGGCAGCCATTCCAAGTGTGCAGGAGTTGACCGCACGGATGGGCCGTGGTATGCTAATGTACACTAAGTTGGGTGACGGAAGATTCGTGCCCATTTGGGAAGAAACTATCTAGATTGGATGAAAATGAAAGAATACGTAGAACTGCCTATGGTAGCGTCAGTAGAAACTCCTACTGAGGTCACATGGAGCATCGGTTATACGCACAACCTTGGTAACTTCCAGTCATTGCGACTGGACGTAAGTGTCAAGGATCACCGCCGCGACGGCGAGAGTGTTCAGGATATGTCAGAGCGTGTATATCGCTTTGTTGAAAAGGAACTAACCAAGAAGGTCAAGGAAGCCAAGGCCGCTTGGAAAGACGAGTAAAATAATAATGTGTACTGTTATATCTATGCGTACACACCTAAAGGATTAAAGCAAGTTAAAATCTACAGCATGTTAGGGTTTGCTAAGTTCTCTACACGCTGGGGGTGTGGTACGATGAACATGAATGAGGCGTTCGGCGCTGTGCGCTGGGCGCATGGTAAAGGATGGTTGACGAACATGGTGGATTATGGCTGAACGTAAGATGCGATACGCAGTGCTTACATATTTTGAGAAGTACTTTATGATAGGTAACAAGGCAAGGTATCAGTGGGATGCCGACAACCTATTGGAGTCATACAGTTATGACGAGATCAAGAAGGTTATTGACTACTTTGCTAAGGTAACTCAAGACCCCTCTTGGAAGAAGTTTGTGTACAACTTTGATGATTATCGTAAGGCAATGAACGATCTCTCCGCAGACCGCATTACCAGACGTACTAATCTTGAGCGATTGAAGAGGTGGATCAGTGAGTGAAAGCAAGTTAATCACTGCCGTCCTTCATGACAAGCAGATACATCATCTGCTACAGGGGTCGGCAGACAATGTAATTGTTACGCATAAGGACATATGGGAATTTATCAAGCAGTACTATGCTGAGAATGAAACAGTACCTCCGCTCACTTTGATCATTGACAAGTTCCCCGACTTCATACCTGAGAAAAACGTAGGTGCTACCAAATACCACCTCGATGAACTGAAGGCCGAGTACCTTGACAGAGAGTTGAGGAACATCATTCGCCACGGTGCAGAGTTGGTTTCTGAGGGCGAACAGCGCAAGTCTATGGAGGTATTACTAGACGGCATTCGAAACCTTAATACAGAGGTTAATGTAGTTAAGGACATTGATGCGGTGGACACAGACTCAGCCGTGGCTTATGTGAGAGAGTTGATTGACAATCGTAGCAAATCCCATGGCATTAAGACCAATCTATTAGGATTGGATATGTGCTTCCCAGCAGGAATCAGGGGCGGGCAGTTTGGAGTTGTGCTAGCATATCCCGCTGTAGGAAAGTCATATATCTCTCTATACCTCATGGCTCAGGCTTGGTTACAGGGGTACTCGCCAATGGTGATCTCTTTGGAGATGACTGAAACTGAAGTACGTAATAGACTCTATACCATTCTTGGTAATACACGATGGAGTCTGCGTAAACTGTCAAGTGGTGACGTTGATATCGATGAGTTTGAGTCCTGGCATCGCAAGGTATTTGAGGGTAAGCACCCATTCAGGATTATCAGTACGGATTCTATTGGTGGTGAGGTCACACCTGAAGTAGTACGTGCTAAGATCAATCAGTATAAACCAGATGTGGTATTGATTGATTATATGCAGTTGATGACTCCCAGCGGCGGTGGTGACAGTGAAGTTGTCAAGATGAAGAATCTGAGCCGTGAGTTCAAACTAACTGCAATGGCTGAGAAGGTACCTATTATCGCTATCAGTAGTGCGACTCCTACAGATGCTTCTGATATGAGTGAGCCGCCTACCCTGGGACAGACAGCATGGTCACGACAGATTGCTTATGACGCGGATTGGGTATTGTCTATGGGCCGGGAACTCACATCGGATATTGTGACAGTGGTAGGTCGTAAGAATCGTGAAGGGATGCTACCAGACTTCTTGTTAGAAGTAGACTTTGATCACGGTAGTTTTATCTTCAAGAACTTCACTGAGTTTGAAAATTGAGGACGAATGTGGTACACTAGATGTGCTACGTTCGGTGGCAGTGGGTGGTGGTGAACCCTTTCCTTGACACCTCTAAGTAGCCACCACCCACCTACAAAAGAATAGTACAATAAGTATATGTATCATCACCGTCATGTAAAAAGGTTTCATGTTTCAGGTGTGATACACACAGATGATGCTATTCCTAGATTCAAAACTGAATACATCAGAATGCTCACGGCCTCAATGAGAGAGCGCGGGTATGTTGTAAGAATAGACATTATTCCAGACTTCACCATAAGTTATACTGGTAAGGCATATGAGTTTCAATTAAGTGTTTATGGCACATACGTAGGAAGAAAGAAATCACAGTGCATAGAGTATCTAGACGGCAGCAAAGCACATATGATGAAGGCCACGTTGCCTCAGTCCTTGCAGCCGCAGGAATAGATATCGTATCTGAAGTACCATCTGACTACATTATATTCTGTCCATATCATAACAACTTCCGTACACCAGCAGGCGAGGTGTCTAAGGACACAGGACTGTTTTACTGCTTCAGTTGTCGTACCGCCGCTAGCCTTGAAGATTTAATAATGAAAGTAACTGGTAAGTCTTACTTTGAGTCAATGAGAATCATCGGGGCACCAAAGATAGACCTTGATGCCGCACTGCAAAAAATGGAAGTGAAGCCAGTATACGAGCAGTTTGATCAAGAACTGGTAACCAGACTTCATGAATCTCTTAATGACAGGGCGCGAGAATACTTCACCAGTAGGGGTATACATGCGTTTGAAGAATTTGAATTAGGATATTCCCAAATACATGATATGGTCATAGTACCTGCACATTCTCCTACTGGTATGCTTGTTGGGTTCCAAGCCCGCAGCATTGATGGTAAGCAGTTTATTAACTCTACTGACTTACCAAAGCGCCATCTGCTATTCAATCTTCATCGTGTAAGGTCGTCGCCATATGTATATGTGTTGGAGTCTCCGATGGACGTAATCAGGTGTCACCAGTTGGGCATACCGGCGGTATCCTCATATGGATCAGGCATTACTAAAGAACAAATGGAGATCGTCTTTAAGTACTTCCCAGAGGTATATGTGGTACCAGATCGTGATGACGCTGGCAGGAAGATGGCTTTGATAATGATGCGAAAGGGTGCTACACTTATACCAGTACCGGAAGGGTACAACGATATTGGTAATCTCACTGATGAAGGGATTGTTAAGTTGCTAGATAGGTCTAATCCGCTGGCTGGCGTTCATGTGTAAGACTGGTACGGACGCGGCAGTTATTGCAATAGCAGTAGCATACGGAATCAAAGACGACAATCTTATAGAAGTAGTTGCAACTACAGTATCTCAAAACTACTTTGATTGGTTACAGTCTGATAAGAATACAGATGGTGACAATCCTATAACATTAAAGCGCATGATCTTGTCAGAGTTTGATAAGCGCGGCTACCGCATGGTATAATTGATGAGACACCGGATTAACACCGGACGATAACAAGGAGAAGATATGAGTACATTTATTACAGGATTAAAGGACATTGGCAAGTTGGTTGACGAAGGAGATACATCAACTGCCCCCAAGACGCGGTGGCTCAAGGTAGCCCCAGGTCAGACAGTTAACGTTCGTTTTGTAAACGAACTCGATGAGGATTCACCTCATTATGATTCATCACGTGGCCTCGCTCTCGTAGCGTATGAACACACCAACCCTAAGGATTTCCGTCGTAAGGCTGTATGCACGATGGAATCTGAAGGCCGCTGCTTCGGTTGTGAAATGAACCAGCGCCAGCAGAAGGGTTGGTATCGTAAGCCACGCTTCTACATCAATGTGTTGGTAGACAACGGCAATGACGAGCCGTTCGTAGCAACATGGTCAATGGGTGTGCGTCGTAGCACTACCTTCGAAATGATCCGCGAGTATGCAATTGATACTGGCAGCATCAGTAATCTCAAGTGGCGCTTGAAGCGCACTGGCGAGGGTACCGATACTACATGGACCCTCATTCCTACAGCACCGGATGCTGTTCCGTTTGATTGGAGCGGCGTAGAGGTGCCTAATCTAGAGGCCGCACTGCGTCAGGTGCCCTATGCCGATCAGGAGACATTCTACCTGGCGGTGAACTCCAATACTGACTCCGAAAAGGATGAGGTTGCGGAATCTAGCGTTCCGTGGTAACATGGTGGAGAGGGATTGGCCGAGTAGTTAGGCAGTTGGCTGCAACCCTTCTTACGCGGGTGCAAATCCCGCATCCCTCTCTACTTGACAACTCAATACAGGTGTGCTACACTTAGGTATCAGCGAAGCACAGTTCAATATGTGGTATAATATTGAACATGACTGAACTACACAACTCAATAGTGAGACTGAGAAGTCTGGGGTATACATACTCACAGATCGCAAATGAACTAGGATGTTCTAAAGGTACTATATCGTACTACCTTGGAGAAGGACAGCGTGAAAAGAACGCGGCCAGGGTACGTGGTGGTAGAAGAAAAATCTTAAACTACCTACAAGAATACAAGCAGAAAAGTGGGTGCATGGACTGTGGAGAGGATTATCCATATTGGATGCTAGACTTTGACCATGTAAGAGGCGAGAAGAAGTTTGGTCTTGGTCAAAGTTGGCAGTTGGGAATGAATATGCAGTCTGTATTAGAAGAGATTGAAAAATGCGAAGTAGTATGCGCCAACTGTCATAGAAACAGAACTCATCTTAGATCAAGTGGTAAGTATGCTAAAGACGTTTCAGTTCACTACGGGGTCGCTGCAAGTGCAGCGGAGTGATTTGCAATCATTCCTAGAGGGCGCGATACCCTCCGACTCCACGCCACATTAGTTCAATGGTAGAACGGCGCACTTGTAATGCGTTGGCTGTGGGTTCGATTCCTACATGTGGCTCTGATGGGTCGGAGGTTAACGGTTATCTATGCAAAGAATCCCCGTTAATCAAAAACATAACCATCAATAATTAAATAGTTTGCGAGTCGAAGCATATCGTTTATCTCACTGCTAATGAGGCTGGACAGGTTCGATTCCTGTAATGTGGTGGACACAGGCTTATAACGATGGCATAACATATTCGCAATACAACTAAACAGCGGGTCGGGAAGAGTCGTTTATCTTTCAAATGGTGAAAAACACGAATCGATTCTTATAACATATCCGCATATGGTGTGTAAAGCCGAAAAGCGAGGCACTAGGTTGTGATCCTAGTCGTAGCGGGGGCAGTACCCGTTGCACACCCTTGGGACTACGCAAGTTGATCCCGAATGTGATACAATTAAATAGTGCGTTATTGTTCTAGATGCAAGAGAGACTTGCCAGAAGTGTCGTTTCGTAGACATGTGTGGTGTAAAGAGTGTTGCGCCGCATACGACAGAGAGCGATATGCTAGTGCTGACGGTAAGGAACGCCAGCGCAAAGCAGATAATCGAAGAAAGATTATTGAGTCTAATAGGCAAGTAATTAATAGAATCAAGACGGAGCGAGGCTGCGTTGACTGTGGGTATGCAGAAAATGCAGATGCGTTGCAGTTTGATCATGTTCGTGGTCAAAAAGACTTCAACGTCAGTGAGGGGGTTATGAAATCTCTTGGCCTGACTCGCATTCTTGAGGAAGTTGAAAAATGCGAAGTGCGGTGTGGAAACTGCCATTTAATAATAACAGCACAAAGACGACGGGCACGAGGAAGCCGGTAATCCGCTTGCTTTGGGAGCAAGATAGACCGCGTTCGATTCGCGGGTGCCCGACTCCAGACTCAGACGAGTCGGATTGTTTCGATTATCTTGGTAAAACCGCCTGCCTACAATGGGCGCAAAGAGGTTCAAGTCCTCCCAGGTAGACCAGCGAAAGGAAAGTGTCATGAAATCAACTAGATCAGATAGCCTAAACTATATCCTTACTAGAATTTGGGACTCAGTTGGTCACAAAGGATTAGTTTCAGATCGGATTACTTTAGAGAATCTTAGAGAGATCAAGGCTGAGATATTAACTGCTCATACTGAAGCAGATGAATATAGCAAACAGTTGTATGCTATTCTGCTCGCAGTAGCGGGCTGGTATGGTAGTGATGAGGACTTGCGAGAGGAAGCAGCCAAAGTCATTCAAGAAGTAATTGATTCTATGGAAAAGGAAATCCCGGTTTGAAATATGCTTCGCTACATACACATACACATTACTCACAATTCGATGGCATCGGTACCCCGGCCAAATACGCTGAACGTGCTGTAGACATTGGTATGCCAGCCATGGCGATTACAGACCATGGCACGCTCTCAGGTCACCGCGAATGGTATCGTGAATTAAAGTCAGCAGGAATCAAGCCGGTACTTGGTATTGAGGCTTACTTCACTGAGGATAGATTCGATACCCGCGATAAGGCTGAACGTACTGAGCCTCTTGATCTCATTTACAATCACTTGGTCATCATTGCTCAGAACGATGTTGGCCTGTCTAATCTTAATGCTATGAACAGACTGGCTTGGACTGAGGGCTTCTACAAGAAACCCCGTATCGATTGGGACTTGCTAGATCAGTATAAGGAAGGTATTGTTGTTTCATCTGCATGCATGAGCGGCATGATCAATAAGGCCATTGAGCATGATCGGTTTGCTGATGCTAAGAACATTATCTCTAGATTTGCAGATATGTTTGGTAATAACTTCTACATCGAGGTTATGCCTCACAATGTAGACGGAGTGAACAAAGAACTCATTAATCTTGCTGATGAGATGGGCATTCCGCTCATTGTCACACCAGACTGCCACCACGTAGATGCCTCTCAGAAGGAGGTACAGGAACTCGCACTGCTCATGCAGACGCACTCTCAGGTTCGCAAGGAGGCGCGCTTTGAAGAGTCATTGAACTATACAGATATGATGGAGCGTCTTGACTATCTTTATGGTGAGCGTATGCTATCATTCTCCAAGTTTGATATCTACCTTCTAGACGGCGATGAAATGTGGAACGCTATGGGGGCTGAGGCTCGTCCCGATATGTTTGAGAACACGTTGAAGATTGCTGACAGTATTGAGGGCTATGACATTCCTCATAATCTTAATTTACTACCTGTACGATACCGCAAGCCAGACGACAAGTTGCGTGAACTTGCTATGGATGGTCTACGCAAGCGCAGTATTGACACGCCAGAATACATTGCCCGCCTCGATGAAGAACTTGCTGTTATTAAGAAGAAGAAGTTTGCTCCTTATTTCTTAATGGTTCAGAACGTTGTGGAGTGGGCTAAGGGCGAGGGTATCCTAGTGGGTGCTGGTCGTGGCTCTGCGGCAGGGTCATTGGTCTGCTATGCCACAGGTATCACAGACGTAGACCCCATTGAGTACGGCCTACTGTTCTTCAGATTCATTGACCCTTCACGATCTGACTGGCCTGACATTGATCTTGACTTCATGGACTCCCGCCGGGATGACGTAAAGGAATTCCTTATTAAACAATATGGTCACGTATCAGCCATTGCTACGTTCTTGACGTTTAAGGATAAGGGCATCGTGCGTGATGTGAGTAGAGTGTTGAACATTCCACTATCGGAAGTCAATCGTGTATTGAAGAAGATTGATACGTGGGATGAGTTTCTTACATCACCAAATGCTGCTGAGTTTAGAGAGAAATACCCCGAGGTGATAGAGTATGGAAACCAGTTGCGCGGTCTTATTCGTAGTTCTGGTACTCACCCTGCTGGCATGGTTGCGAGTAAGGTTCCTATTGCACAGGTGGCCCCCGTAGAGACACGGACTCAGCCCGGTAAGGATGGTCGTCAGGAAGTCGTTGCTTTGGATATGAATGAGGCCGCAGATGTAGGTCTTGTCAAGATAGACTTCTTAGGATTGAAAACGCTTACAGTAGTTAATGATTGTCTCAAGGCAATCTCTGAGCGCCACCCATATCCAGTTGATTTCAATAACATTCCATTGGATGATGCCGGGGTTTATCAAATGCTTTCGAATGGTCATACAATGGCTGTGTTCCAGGCTGAAGCCACACCGTATACTAACCTCTTACGTAAGATGGGTGTGAAGAACTTTGATGAGTTGGCTGCTTCAAACGCACTTGTTCGGCCAGGAGCCATGAACTCTATTGGACAGGAGTACATTAATAGAAAGAGTGGTAGGGTTCCTGTTAATCCAGTCCATCCTATTTATGATGCAATAGGTAAGGATACGTTTGGACTTATTTCTTTGTATCAAGAGCAGATCATGTTGGCTGTTACGGAGTTGGCCGGTATGTCTTGGGAAGAGGCTAACCGTATTCGTAAGATCATTGGTAAGAAAGGTGATCCCAAAGAGTTTGACAAGTACAAGAGCCGCTTTGTTGATGGGGCATCAGCACATATTCCTAAGGAACTAGCAGAGAAGTTATGGAATGACTTTGTTGAGAGTGCTAACTATCAGTTCAACAAGTCACATGCTGTAGCGTATTCGCTACTCACATACCGGACGGCATGGCTCAAGCATCACTACCCACTAGAATACATGTACGCTGCCCTCAAGAATGAGAAGGACAAAGACGACAGGACTAACTACCTGCTAGAGGCCAAGCGTCTAGGAATTGAAATCAGATTGCCACATATCAATGAAAGCGATGTAGACTTCAAGATTGAAGGTAATGCATTAAGGTTCGGTCTGAGTTCTGTCAAGTACGTAAGTAATACTATTGCTCAGAGATTCATGGATAAGCGTCCATGGAAGAGTTATGCAGATGTTGAAGAGTTTGTATTCACCAAGCATAGCGGTGTGAATTCGCGGGCACTTGAAATGTTGCGCCGCGTAGGAGCAGTAGCCTTCCCCGATAAGCCTGCGAGTAAGACAGAGATTCGTGAGAGTCTATATGAAGTGTTGAATCTACCTGAATTCAGTACTGAACTGCCTGCACATTACTACTCTAAACTCACTGATCTGGATGAGTATGAAGAGGGCGACATTGCGATTGCATTCGCCATGGCTCGTAGCATTAAGCGAGGTAAGGGCTGGACTCGCATTGAGTTTGTAGACCGTACAGGATCGGGCAGTGCATTTGATGACGCTAATACTACTATCGAAAGTGGTAAGGTATACCTAGTATTAATGTCCGATAATAGGATATTCGAAGCCATCCCAGCCAGTGATATTAAGAACAATAGTATTGGTCTTGTCAAGTACCTGAACATTCAGTCACCCCCGTTGTCTGGCGCTGAGTACTATGTGGTATCCTCAAGAGTGAGGGTCACAAAGGCCGGTAAGAAGATGATGGACTTGATCTTACTGAACAGCGAAGGGCAGTTGGCTAAGGTACTTGTCTTTAGTAAAGAGTTTCCATTAGCCTACATGAAGGTTGAGGAAGGACATATCTATAAAATGAATCTAGGAACAATGAAGGACGGCGCTATCGTGTTTAGGGGATTGCTATGAAAGAGCCGCCACCAATGATGATCGATCCAGAAATTGAAGGCGAATTGTACACTCCTAAATATGATAAACGATACATGCTTTTAGCAGGATTCTATTTTCTGTTTACTCTATTGCTTATAATGGGATGGTGGTTACTATGAGTTACATACAGGAGTTGGCTAATGCCATTCACGCAACGGCAGTTGAAAAGAAGTTTTGGGAAGATCATGTAGACCCTAACTTCGTGCTTGCTAAACTTGCATTGATCAATAGTGAGGTAGCAGAGGTTCTTGAAGCCTATCGCAAAGAGCAGGGGGCAGAGGCAATAGCAATTGAGTTTGCAGACATTCTCATTAGAACTCTTGATCTCTATGCTGGACTTCAGGACGAGGGCGTAATTCCTAAAGGGCTTGAGATCGATTCTGTACTCAAGATGAAAATGAATACCAATAACAAGCGTCCAGAGAAGCATGGGAACTTAATATGAATAGATTGACAGGCGTTAACATGCCGCCATTTGCTAATAAAGCGCGGGGCAAATCAATTGAGTTCGTTCATTTAGTACACGATGATTTAGCCATGTTCTACTTCACAGATGGTACGTACTTGCTGGTCAAGCAAAACCACGGTTACCAAGGTCATTTAGAGTTTGAATATGTTGACGAAGAAATGGGAACATGATGAAGTTTGTAATCTCTGGTTCTCGTAAGCACCCACAGCCGTCACTGGCAACGGTATTCCTAGACTATATAAGCGAAGAAGATGAAGTACTGATAGGAGACTGCCCCACGGGTATAGACAAATATGCTAAAGAATATTGTGAAGAGCAGAATATTCCTTATACTATCTTTGAGGCAGACTGGGACAAGTACGGTCTAGCAGCAGGCCCCAAGCGTAACAAGGCCATGCTTGACACGAAGCCAGACCTTGTGCTAGCATTGCCGTATGGCGAGTCGAAGGGTACTCGTGATGTAATCAAGCAAGCACGCAAGGCTAATTTAAGAATCTATGTACTTGAGGTCATCGACCCTGTTGACAAGAAGAGTTGAGTGTGGTATACTCATCAGAGTAAGGCTAGTTGGTGTTAGTAGTAGCACGGCTGTTTGAAGCACAGCAGGTTCAGGAGCGTAACCTGGGCTAGCCACTTGACAGAGTGCTTGCAGTAGTGATATCATTCAAGGGAATGATGGAGCAGCAAGGAAGGTAACCCACTCTGTCAACCGAGCCGTGACTGCTGGGACAGACGCGGGCCTGTAAAGCCTGCTCCTTAAGGATAGTCAGGTTCGATTCCTGGGCACGGCACGTAAGGAAGCATGGCAGAGTGGCTTATTGCGCTCCCCTGCTAAGGGAGTACCTTCGGGTAACAGAGGTTCGAATCCTCTTGCTTCCGCTCTAACTAAATAAGGCCCTCTGGTGGAATGGTAGACACGCTGCACTCAAAATGCAGTTCCAGTAGGAGTCACGGTTCGAATCCGTGGAGGGCTACGGGGCGGGTAACTGAAAATGTCTGGCTGCACAGACAGGGACGGAGGTTCGATTCCTTCCATAATAATATGATCGGTGTCCTAGAAGTTACATTGCAGACCGCCCTATCTATTCTGGTGGGGCCACTATTGGCAGTGGCAAGTGCCTGTTAAGCACTCTCCCTGTAGGTTCGATTCCTACCACCAGAGCGCTAAGATATAAGTATCGTAAGATTCTTTGTCTAGCCCCACAAAATATTCTAGAAGGGTTATATTGTTAAGTGCTAGCCAGATATAACGATGAGGTAAGTTAGTTTTGTGGGTTATGCCGTATTAGTACAGTGGTAGTACGTGACCTTGCCAAGGTTACAGCGCGAGTTCGATTCTCGCATACGGCTCGCAAGATACATGCGTCATTGGTGTAGTGGTAACACACAATCCTTCCAAGTTTGTATCGTGGGTTCGAATCCCGCATGACGCTCGATGCGGTGAGTGTATACTAGTCATGCACTCCGATACCAGATTGGGTAGTTTGTGGCGTTGCATACTGCGTCACCATGAGAGGGTCTGGTAGAAGTGCGATGTATGCTTTAATTGTTGCAGCCGCACCTATGGGCCATAAGCATTAAGGTGATGCATTTCCCTCTTAAGGAAAGGAAGAAGGTTCAATACCTTCATGGCCCACAACATGAACTATGTACATAGAGAAATTAGGTATATGGTAGACTATAGAAAACGTATCAAGGGTGTGTGAGAGAGAGGCCGATCCTACCGGGCTTTTAACCCGCCGCAGAAATGCCACCGCAGGTTCGAATCCTGCCGCACCCACATGGAATATATTAAAAGAGATACCCCCGTTCAAGCAGTACAGTTTAATTCAGTAACAGATATTGAAAA